GAACTCATTGTCTGCACACCCTTATCACGAATCTTGTAGTTAAACACATGTAGTCCATTTGCCAACACCTCAAACCGATGTGCAGGTCTTAACTTTGTTAGCACCGTTGCATTTAGCACACTTACTGTATTTGCTTCTATCTCTGCCTTTATCGTAGCATACAAGCCACTTCCAAGCAATGGAAGGATTCGATACTCTTGCACATCAAATATCAATGCAGCTAATTGCTGTTGATCGTAGTTGTTGTCAATGTATGCCAAGAGTCTTTCGTCTGTTGGCTTTAAAAATAAACCATCTATAACTGCCATCTTATTTTCTTGTTGATCCTTTCTTAACTAAATTACTTTGCCATTCGTGGCGACAATGCGGAACGTGGATAGTTGTGTCTGGCTTTGTGTACCACCCACCACGCATCATCCAAACGCTACCACCTGCCTCGTTGCTCATGTTGTTTATCTCTGCTCTGGTGTATAGTTTACCTGCTTCCATTAACTTCACACAGAACTCCCTCGATACCCCACCCACCGCTAATGGTGGTGATTCAGGCGAAAGCTCGTAGGAATATAACACAACAAGTTCTGGTTGCTGAATGTCTGCCTTTGAAATTTCTGATTTCGTTGGATTGCTAATTATAATGTCACCCTCAATGCCACCCTTCGTGCTTATCTTTTCTTCTGCGAAATTCATGTAAGAAGAAACGAAATCCGATTCGTATTTATCAAAGTCAAGTTCTTCTGTGAACTTCAACGATTCAGTTTTTAAGATAGTGTAATCTTCCTTTGGCACACCGCACCGCAAGAACATGTCAATGTTTGCCTGTGAATTAAAGTGTGCCTGTATGCTTGTCGTTTCTGTTGCCTCTGATTCAATGCCTATCAATCCAAGTATCTGTGATGCCGACATAGAATCCAATATCTTCTGTGCCACCGCTTGTGGTAAAGAATTGAGTGCTTGTATCGTGTCAATAGTTTTCTGTGATGCGTTTGGAAGTGTGAATCCTAATGGCTGTACAGTTTTTAATCTCAAATCAACACCAATGCCGAAGTCACCGATGAACATGTTCACCATGTCCTCAATTAGTTTCTGTCGTGGTATGATGTACATCTGATTGAATTCATTGTGTGCAATCTCAATCTCTGAACGCATACCCAATGCACCCTCCCTCGCTATGCCAAACAAAATTGGATTGGCAAAGTGTGCTGAAAAGATTTTTGTTTCTGATTGTTTTGCCACCTCAATGTATTGCTTGTCAATATCACTCATTGACAATGTCTGCACATCTGTTCCTGTTTCTTTGCTCATGGCGAAGTTCAACACAATGCGCTGTCCCTTCTCACCTGTCCACTTTTCAAGTATTCGATTTTCAATTTCTTCTTGCTTGATTTCATCAGGCACTCCGTTGTAAAAGTTTATGATGTGTGCAGGAACAAATCCGTTCTTTATATTGTGATAGTGAAAATCAGAAAGTGCAATGTCAACATTTATCCAAATCACCGCACCGCTGTAAGATGGTAGCGGATAGACTTGTTGATTAGGATGGTAAACAGAAAAGTAGTAAAGCTGTGACTTCTTATTTGTCGCTTCCTTATCATACGCATCAAAGACTTTGTAGTCTGGCTCGTTCTCTGGATTCTTATTCATCTTCCTGTTTCCAACCCCATCCAATGTGTACCAACGTGAAGTATAATAATATTTCTTTTTGTCAGGACTACTTCTAACATTCGCAAAGTCAATGTAATTGATTTGAGAAAGTGATCCACCCTTATTGTAGATGACCTCTGCTGCCATGCCATTAAACAGCTCCAAATCATTCGCCCACTTCTGCGATGCCTGATTCAATGTTTCATTCCCGAAGTTCTTTGTAAGAAAATCATTCACCATTGATTGCTTCTGCACCGTTGCTGTTCTTGCATCGTAAGTCCATCCATTGCCAGTCAAGTACCTTACCTTCTGGTCAATGATTGTCTTGTGGTATGCACTCCGAGTATATAAATCAATCAAGTAATAGGGATAGTCATTGAACTGCCCAAACAATACATAGTGCTTGTCTTTCTTTTCTACGAATGCAGGAAGGTCTTGATTGCCGAAGGTCAAGAATCTTTGTGATGCTGTTGGTATATTTTCTAATTCTGCCATACGAATTCTTCTGTGTAAGTGTTGTCGATGAATGAGCTTGTTGCTGTGGTTGTGCTTTTGAGCAATCCTGTTTCAACTAACGAAGTTGATAGTGATGGATTCAAATTTGATGAACTTGTCTGCTCGTAAATTTTATATTGATATGTGCCTTCTACTAACTTCACCTGCCCTGACAATGGAATAGATGTGTTCGATTCAATTATCGTGAGTAGGTTGTATCTCGTTGTCTGTGTCGATGTATCTGGACATATAGCATACACAAGTTCATTTGTTGCCAAGTTATTGAAAACTACCAAAAAGTAAGGTGATGCCAATGTTGTCTTTTCGGTAAGTGTGACTGGCACACTGTTAGATTGTAGTCTGATAATCTTTAACATATTAATATAAGTAAAGAATAGCCATTTGTATAAAAAAAAGAAAGTTCTGATATTACTACCAGAACTCTCAAACCTTACTCCACTATGAAAACAATTCTATTGTATTAACAATGCGTAGTTCGCTGAACTCATTGATGCTATTGGAGCAATTTCCATTCCTGTCCAAGTCAAAGAGTAACCGCTACGATCACCATCTGCTGTGCCTGAATCAGATTCACCTGCACTTAAATCAAGTCCACGAAGATAACCTAACAACCACACATTACCATTGCGATCCTTAACTGCAATCTGAACTCGTGCCTGTGCGTAGTTCTGCAATTCGTTTCTGAATGATGCTTGTAATTGGTTGTAGATGTACACCAAAGTTTCTGTGTAGAATACAGTTCCGTTTTGAACATTGACAGTTGCTGAATCTTTAAGATTAGCTGTTTGCTTCTCACAAGACAATGTGTACCAACCTGACAACGATGCTCCTGTTATTGCAACAACACCACTTGTAAGTGTGTATTGTGCAGCAAGTGTTGCATCACTTGGCATTGCGTGTATTTTGATTTCTTGAATTCCACCAACTGATGCTCTGCATCCGATAGGAAAACTACTTACTAATGTACATGCCATTTCTTATTTCGTATTTAAGAATTGGGAGCAGGTTACCCCACTCCCATTTCTTGGTTAATTATTAGATGTTTTTGTACTGAACGATTTGGTCTGTGAAGTGATTCGCAACACCAAGTTTGAAGTCCATTACCATTCTAACTTCACGATTGTCTTTTGAATACCAAAGGTCGAAGTTCTGTATGTCATTTTCAAGATCAACACCTGCAACAAAGTTGCTTGTTGTTCCTGCGAAGATACGATGCTTTGCTGCTGTCGGTAGACCTGTTCCGTTATCGGAATTCAAACCACTTACGGCAATTACTTTCACGTTACTTCCAGGATAAGTCAATTCAAGACCTGCATTCTCTCCACTTGTCGGAATGTAGTGGTACAAATTGTCAACCCAAAGTTTATTTAAGAGTAATCGGTAATCTTCTTGTGAACAGAATACAACTGGATTGTCGTTCAATATTGCGTTAGGAATCTTTTGGAAGATGATTTCCTCAAATATGCCACGAACAGTTGACAATGTGATAGCTGTCTGTGCTGTTGCTGCTACTGCTGTTGCTGCTGTGTCGATAGTTTTGATGAAACCATTCATCAATTTCAAGTTTGGATCAGCAGTTGTTGCTGTGTTACCTAACCACAACATTGCTTCAACTTGTTTGTTGATGTATGCTTGAACTCTGTCAGTGATTGCTGTGAAGAATAAATTGTCGATACCATCTTGTGAATCGTATGTACCTGAGTACAATGCTCCTGCTTTAAGATATTTCTGTGTGAAATACGCTTCAAGCTCTGATGGACACCATGACATATTTAATTTCAAAGCAACTGGTGTGATAGTTGTCTGTGTTACTGTTGTTGTTCCAGATGAATTGAACGCACATGATCCTCCAACTTGGAAGTTAGATGTGGTGTCAAGAATAGGAACTTTCATTGCTGATTTGATACCTGCACGAACATCGATAAGTCCCATTGTTCTTGCTCCAAGAATGGATTTGGTCACGATGTCTGCTTTGTTTTCTTCTGTGTAAGCGGATAGACCGCCTAATGAAAATGTTGCCATTGTTTATTTTTTTTTAGTTTATTTTTTATGAATTATTTTTGTGTGTTCATTCTGTTGCGATACTCCTCTAAACTTTCACGTTTAGAAGTTGCCTCTGACTTCAAGTTTACTGGTAGTTTCTTTACAGATGTTTCGGCAGGTTGTTCGCTGAACTTTAATACCAATGCACTCAAATCTGAATTATACCCTTCCATTACTTCTATCTTGTCCGCAAGTTCTTTTGTTGCTGTTGCAAATTTCTCTGTCATTCCAACCACCGACTGCTCCAACATAGATGTCACTTCTTCTTTTGTGAAGTGATGCTCTTTGGTGTGCGTTTCGATAAGTGTCTTAACTGTTGCAGTATTGTTCTCCATTTCTGTTGGTGTCGTTGGCATTGCTGATTCCGGTGTTTCCACTTCTGTTGCTGGTGGTGTAACTGTTACAATGATTCCATCAATAACTTCGATGCTTGTGCCATCTTCCATTTCGTAGATAGCATCAGGTGCAGGTAGTTCTGTGCCATCAGGTTGAACTATTGTTACTGGCATCTGTACCATTGGCATATCACCTTCATAACGAAGTGTGCTTCCATCAGGTAACATGATGTCTTTGAAATTCAATTTTGTTGGTGACAAGTGTTTTTTAACAAGTGTCGCTAATTCTGAAATGAATGTTGCTTTGTCTGCCATGATTTAATTTGTTTGATTAATTAAGTAGATATATTAAATGCGTACCATTTTATGAATTACTTTGTTTTCCCACCAACTGATCCTAAAACGTAAGGTGTCCTTTTTAGAATATCAAAAATAGTTTGTAGATGCTTTTCATCCATGTCAACCTCAACCACCTCTGCCTGTGCCTTGATCTCAAATCCAAACATACCCTCAACGCTGAATCCTTTGAAGATGCCTGTCTTTATGAACTCATTCCAAACTACGTCATTTTCGATGTAATAAGAAAGAAACCAACTACCATCACTTGCCTTGTCAAATATCTTTGGTGTGGTGATGCCTCGTTCTGAATCAATGATAAATGATTCAATGCAATACACTCCTTCTGTTTGTGTGCCTTCTTCGTGCATCATGTTCACATTGTTGAACTTGTTGAGCTTCGCCCACTTCTTTACAATCTTTTCGATGACAGGTTTGCGAAACACTACCATATATTCACCTCTTGCATCATCTTTGCGAAAGATTTTCATATCCGCAATCATGGCTGCACCTGTTATGATTCTGCGTTCTGGTGAAGATACTTTGAAAGCAAAAGATTTCTGTGCTTCAAATGCCATCCAATTCTCTTGGATTGCAGGATCGTCAACAAGTGCAACGTAGTCCACACCACTTTCAATAGCTTCGTCTTCGTTGATGTCAAGTTCATAAGTCATTAATTTTTTCATTGTCTTTATTTTAGTTTATTGAAAATTCATTTGATTCTGCACCACCGCCACCTGTGTTTGTGTCGATGTAATATCTGATTCAACCACATACACTTGTATCGGTGTTGGTGTTGGTGTGTTTTGATTAGATACCGTTCCATCAGGATTCAGCAATGTAGATGGTTGTGAATTGCTTGTCGCTGTCGCTGCTCCTGCGTTAAGGTCACCACCCCCACCGCCACCACCACCCCCAACTCCACCACTTACACTTGTGGTATCAAATTGTGTTGCTGATATTTTTGCTATTGCTGCAAGTGTTCCTGCTATTGACACCCCTGCATAGATTGCTCCCAATGGTAATGATGACACACCTGCTGTTGTTGCAAGACCTGCTGCCACACCTGCTGCATAAGCTGTTTGTGCAGCCAATATTCCTTGAATGATAACACTTGACAACTGCAATGCTTTGTTTATTTTAAATTGCGCCCTCAATGCCTTTTCTTCTTCCGCAGTACCTTTCTTTGTGTTGTGCATCTTTATTGTGAATGCCATGTCCGAAAGACTTTGCAACCCTTCGTTTAATTTTAAAGCAAGTTCAAGTTTATCGGTAAACTCTTTTTTCCTGATTGCTTTTGCTTCCAATATGCCTTCCTCTGCAAGACTGAATGATGCTGTATGTCCATCTTTATAAACAACAAATCTTATTTTGTCAGCACCACTCCCTTGAATAGTTGATGACACCTCTGTCGTTGCATCAGTTAAATTTAATGCTGCTAATTCATCATTGAAAGCTCTTTGTAATAATATTAATTGTTGTTGTAGTTCTGATTTTATTACAACATTGTCTTTATTGGCAAGTAATTGTGCTTTTAGTTCATCTTGATTTCTTTCATATAAAATCTTTAATTTATCCTGCGCAGTTTTTGCATTTCTGATTTCTTCGTCTTGCTCTAACTTAATAGTTTCATTGGCATACTTCTGTTCTAATTCTGCTATCGCCTTTAACTCATCTTCTTTTATTTTAATATTTGCATCTGAATTTGCTTTTGATTTGTCATTTGCAGTTTTGTCTATTGCATTAATTGCTAACTGAAACCCCGCCCTATCATTCTTTAATTTAGCAAGATCTTCCTTTGCTTTTACGATAGATTCATTTGCATCCTTTTCAACTTTCTCTGGATCGAAAACAAATTTAGCAACCGCACTCGTAAGACCTTCCCTCAACCCAAAGTCTTGACCAAACGCTTTTCCCGCAAGGTCAATCGCACCCATTAATAATTGTAATGGTGCTGTGACAAACATTATTATTCCCTCTAATATTTGCTTATTTCTTTTAGATGCCTCTATCTGTGATGTCTTTGTTTGCTCCGCTTGTAAGATAGAAATCTCCGCTGCTTTTATTGTTTCGTCTGTTTGGCTAATCTTTATTTTTAAAATATCTTTTTCACTTTTGCCTTGTAGCTTTAATATGTTGTCTTGCCCTCCAATAGCATCTAACTTCTTTTGTTGTGTTTTTAGATTCTCATCACTCGCTTTATTTAACTTCTTCTGCTCCTCACTCACACCACTTACAGCACCCTTGATGTCATCCCAGTAAGCATATATAGTTCCAAGTGCAATGACAAGCAATCCTATTCCTGTCGCACCTATTCCTGCCTTAACAGCATTCAATGCACTTACAGCAGATGTCTTAAATGATGCCCATGCTTTCGGCATCTCACTCAACGATGCAAGTCCTGTGCTTAATGCCATTGCACTTTGCACCTTTGCAAGTGTCTTTGTGACTTCCTCCGACTGCGCACCGAACAAACCCATAGCACCTGTAACTGCACTAACGCCACCTGCTGCACTTGCTGCGAATGATGCTAATGCCTGAAACTTGTTTGGATTGGTTGCCTTGATAGCATCGTTTGCATCGTCAACTTTGTCCTTCAACTCACCTGCTGCTGCTGCTAATTTATTAAATGCAGGTGTGCCTTCCCCTGCCTTTATCATTTCATCCTTGATGTCTTTCAAAGATTGCTTCACCTCTTTAAGTGAAGATGCTGCCTCTGAACTCTTGATGATTAAATCTATCGATACTGACTTGTCTGCCATTTTTTCTATCTTATAAAATAAACTGTTCCGTTGTAATATATTTCTAATGTGTCGTAAGCAATAGCCATTACTTGTGTAGCACTACCATCTATCAAGATGCCATTGCCATCAATGGTAACTGTCGCACCACCACCTACATTCTTTACTCGTATTGAATCGCCTGTGTTAAACAATGTCACATCTAATGTCAATGTCATTGGTGATGTACACTCCCACGTTCCAAGTGCTGATATAGTTTGACTTGCATTCGCTGTGTATATGTTGTCGCTGCCACTCATTCGCACACCATTGATGTATGTGATATTTGATTCACGAATAACAATGTCGTTAGTGTTGATGACAGTAACATTTGTCAAGCCACCCAACACACTCACACCACTACTCGCAGCAATGTTAATACTCGCAGCATCATTGCCTACAAAATTGTTGCTACCATTCACCAGAGTATATCGTGCCGATGGACTGATGTAATTATCCCTACCTACTGTCACATTGTTTGTCGATGCTGCTATGTCACCCCTACCCACATTTACTGGTGCAGATGGAGCTTTGTCGATGCCTAACTTCTCACCACTTGTGAATGTTAGCTCTGCTGTTGTCTGTACAAATGGCACTCCATTCTTTATCTTCAATAACTCGCACTTGGTCACACCTTCTACTAATGGATTGTAGTCAATGACTTTGTTAAGTCTGTAATATTGTCCATCGATATAAATCTTATTTCTGAATGATAAAATAAGGATGTCCAATGGCTGTAACCGAAAGAATGCAGTCACTATCTTTGAATTGACATCTGTGATTTCATCAATGAATAGTTTGTGGTATTGGTTGAATAAATTGTTGTTCGTGTACGAAGTCACTCCGTATGGATTAACATAGTAGATTTCATTTGGCACTCCGAATGACAAGTCTGCTGTTGGTGTGATGGGATCATCAATGTGTCCTGCATAGGGATAGTAAATCTCTGATGAGCTGCCTGTTGCAACACTTGTATAAGTAAATCCATTCACAGTATTCTTTGCTCCTGCATAATATAAGATTCTTAATTTACTACGTAATTTTGTTTGCAGTCCTGTCGAATCTAACTGATAAATCTCTGGAATGATTCTATCCACAGCAGTTGTGCCTATCGATGGTGTGGGTGCAAATATCACCTCGTTCTTATTCTCATTCTTTAAGAAATCGTTTGTGATGTCTTTATTATATTCGCCATAAGTTTTACCATAAGAATCAAAATATCTTTTGTTCCAAAAGTCTGTGTCTTGTGTGTACTTTACTGTGTACCTTCTCGCATCCAATGCACCCATAGGTGTTATGATGACTGGCTTGGACACATCAAGTAACTTGCTCCAATCTTGTGTCGTTCCTGCACCATAGAAAGAATCGTAAGTGTCAATAATAAGATTGTTGGAATCGTTCTTGTCCGTTTCAACAAACAAGTTAAACATCCTAATGATTGACATTAAAAAGTCAGATTGTTTGATGTCGATAGGTAATGTATCATTGATTGTCAATGTAGCACCGTCAACAATCGCTGTGTTTGATATTTGGTTTAAAAAAACTGAATTTGCTGATATTCTTTGACCTACTGTGCCATAAGCATAAGACGACGAATAAGGTGAACGTACTTCTACCTGCACCACATCACCAACTTCACAAACAAATGTTGGTGTCCATCCTTGATATGTAAATATTTTAAGAACTGTACCTGATGGCATTGATGGACTGTTTGTTGGATTAAAATCGTAGCCGATGTTATATGTGTTTATCAATACCGATGCACGATACACATTAACGTTGGCATAGAAGTTTAATAGTTGTGGATAAGGATTCTGTGTTACCGTTGTGATTGCATCAAAGGTAGATACCCCACTTGCATAGAATGAATAATATCCACGCTGTGCTGTGGTGAACTTTCCTGTCGATGTGTTAAATTGGTTTAATGGATCAAGTGTTTCTGCATTGTAAACAATAGGATTGTAAATCGTAACAGCAACACCACTTGTCAACGCACTTGTGTTTGCTCTGAATGTTCTTTGGTATGCTGTCAACGCACTTATGGTCAACTTTTCCCCTGCAAATGGAACAATCAAATGTTTGAAGTAAGATGACGAAAAGAATGTTGATGTGTAAGAATACCCTGCTGCATCAAATATTTCATCGATGTAAGTTTTAACGTAAATAGCAGGAAAGAAATCATTCACATCCCAACTTGATACACCCATACCCCCATAATTAATCATTGGGTACACATACCCTGCTCCATTGATGTTCGCTGTGTTCCATGTTGCTATTTGTGTTGCCTTGTTGTAGGTGTGGTTGTATGCACTCAAATCTAATGCGTTGAGCTTCGCATCCCCTATCACTCCGAAGATACTCGCCACATCACCAAACAGATTCACCTCATACATCACCTGCTGTAATTGGTCTTGTGTGCGTGTGATGTTCTGCAACTTCATGTACCCTCTGAACTGCTCAATGCCTTCTACCAACAGCACGAATGATGCTTTGAGATTTGGATTGAAGTCAGGTGCAAAGTTAATCACACCACTTGTCTGCACCGATGTGTTCAAATCGAAGATGGATGTGAATAGGTTGTTGATTGTTGGACTTCCCGGTAAGGATACTGTCTTTGAGAAACTTCCTTGCCTTTTGTCAGGCATACGGATGTCTGCTATCTGGTAGGTGATAGATGCCTGTACTTCTTGATTCAGCTCAACACGAATGTTGTTAATATAAAGTTCTGACCTTATCATCTATTGTTGTTGTCTGTAAGATTGCTGTGATGCTTCAAATTCAATGGTGATGTTAAACATCTTCTCGTTATCTACCTTCTTTGATTCGTATGCCGATGCCTTCACATTCACTCGCACATAGATAGCTAACATTGGATCGTACAGATACACTTCGGGTGATGTGAATAATTGTTTGAGCCACTTTGCTGTGTTGTCCGTTATCCAATCTGAATTGAGCAGATACTTGTCGCTGATCTGTGTGTCCATTGTCACCTCGCCTGTGTCCGTTGTCAAGTAGTTCCACTTGCTACCGGTAAGACTTCCCACATTCTTTTGGTATGTCTTGCGTGAAATCTCTGCTATGCGTTTTGACTTCTTGTAAAAAGAATAGGTGTCAAAGCCACCGTAATTATTTTTGAAGTACACTGGGAATTCCTCTGAATTGGTGCAGGTTTTATCGATGTAATATGTCATCATCTCACTTGACTGCGTTCCTATGTTGTTTGTCAAGTTGATAGTGTAGTACGCAACAGAAGAAGTGATGAATGGCTGTGTGCCTGTGACTATCAATGTAGCATCAACAAGGTTAAGGTCAACAGGACCAACTGATGCACGTTGGAATAATTTGTACGTTGATTTGTTCGTGTATTGGTTTGTTAAGGTGATAGTCTGCAATGGTGTTGCTGAAAGTCCATCGTAAGTGACAATCTTTAACAACGCATCCTTGTTTGTTGTGTCGCAGAAGTAGTACAGCCACGCTTGGTCTGTAATGCGAATAGGGAAGTTAGCGAATGACTTGTCCTTCTGAAAAAACTTGCGTGTGCTTAATAAAATATTGTAGGTTGAGCCAATGTAGTTCAACCAATCTTGTGAATCAAGTGAGCCATTGAATCCGTATAGTGTGCCTGTGACAAGTATGTTAGGATAGGTGACAATGCTTCCAGATGCACCATACTGCTGTCCGAACTTTAACTCATAGATAACGTGACCATTGGTACATTGCTTGAATGGATTCGTTACCGTTGTTGTGGTAACATCAAAGTCAGATGTCACCCTGCTCCTTAAAATCTGATTGACAAGAAATGCTGCTGCTCCTGT